AACGGTATGTTCGGAGTAAGCAGACAGACACTTGAGAGACTGAGGAAGGAATATCCTGCAGGAACCAGGGTGGAGCTTATCCGCCTTGATGACCCCTACCGGAAAATCCCGTCAGGAACCATCGGAACGGTGGAATATGTGGATGATGCAGGACAGCTCCATACAGTATGGGACGGACACGGGTCACTTGCGATGATCTACGGAGTGGATGAATGGAGAAAGGTGGAAAACGATGAATGATATAACAACTGTGTGTTATGGTAAAAAGGAATCATGGAAAACAAGGGAAGAAGCAGAACAATTCTTCCTTCAGGCCATGATGGGTTCGGATGGAAGCGAACGGGAACGGTACACAAATATTTACATAAAGCTGCAGATGGGAATTAACTTCTGTACGGATGAAGAATTTTGAAAGGGGAAATGGAAAAGGTGAAAGATGTCAGAAGAAAGCTGCTTGCACTGATGAAAGTGCATCAGCTGGATACAAAAGGGTTCTCTGATAAATGTGGAATAGAAGAAGGACGCATAGATGTAATTCTCCGCAGCAGGGCAAGACTTACGATGAGTGAGGCAGAGAAGATCGCAGAAGCATTCGGACAGACGGTAGAGGAAACATTCAGCATCGAACCGCTTCCGGTGGAAGAAGCAAGGGAGTTCGGAAAAACAGAATTCCAACAGATGATCACGGAACGGCTCAATACCATAGCAAAGCTGAATAAAGTGGATGCAGCCGGATTTGCAGAGAAATGCGGATTAAAAAAAGCAAGAACAGCAAACCTTCTGAAAGGGGATGCAGTGATTACCGTTATGGAAGCAGTAAAAGTGGCGGATGCGTTTAATGTATCACTTGATTATATCATGGGATTTTATCCCTATCCGTTTCCAACACCAAAAGATGACAAAGAAGCCCGGTTGTTTGAACAGATAGGCCGGATGTCACTGGATGAACTTGCAGAATTCTCTGACATACTCAAAGAAAAAATGAATGACGGAATATCATAAAATACACAGTTTTTCCAATTGATGTTTGTGCAGTTTATGACTCACATATAACTGGATATATGTGTGTTTTAGAGCGAATATGTACCTACCGAAAGGGAAGAAAACAAACGGAGGTACAAGCCATGAACGAAAGGATTACAAAGCAGATCGAGGAAATGAAGAAACAGACCATCGGGGTCGAGGTTGAGATGAATAACATCCGAAGGGATAAGGCAGCAGAAATTGCAGCAGCATTCTTCGGAACAGGAAGATTTGAAAACACGGCTTCCAGAAACGGATATTATACATGGTCCGCATGGGATGCAAGCGGAAGGGAATGGAAATTCCAGAAAGACGTCAGCATTGAGGGACCGGATGATAAAAAATGCGAGCTGGTCACACCGATCCTTCACTACGAAGACATCGAACTTCTTCAGGAACTTATAAGAAAGCTCAGACATGCGGGAGCCAAGAGTGATGCAACAAGGGGATGCGGAGTCCACATCCACATCGGAGCAAAGGGACACACACCGCAGACTTTACGAAACCTTGCAAACATCATGGCGGGACACGAGAATCTTTTAGCGGATGCCTTAAACCTCGACAGCTGGCGGATGAACCGCTACTGCAAAACGGTAGACCCAAGATTCCTTAAGGAACTCAACAAGAAGAAACCAAAAACGATGGCAGCTCTTGCAGACATATGGTACAAGGCAAACGGGGCAAGCTATGGAAGAGACCACCATTACAATGAAAGCCGGTACCATATGTTAAACTACCATGCAACTTTTACAAAGGGAACGGTCGAGTTCAGGCTTTTCCAATTTGATGCCCCGGCTGACGGAAGGCTGAACGGACTGCATGCGGGACAGCTGAAGAGCTACATCCAGCTCTGCCTTGCCTTAAGCCAGATGGCAAAGGAAGTAAGGACGGCAAGCCCGAAACCGCAGCAGACGGAAAATCCGAAATACGCAATGCGGACGTGGCTTTTGAGACTCGGATTCATTGGGGACGAATTTAAGACCGCAAGGGAAATCCTTACAAAGAGACTTGCAGGAGACACTGCTTTCAGAAGCGGAAGGGCTGCTTGAAGAGAACAGCCTCCTGCCACCTTGGAGCACTGACCGCCATGAGCGGTCTTAAGGTGGTAGAAGGGTGTTCCCTTCAGAAAGGATGGAAACATTATGAAAAGGTATTACATTGCTTATGGCAGCAACCTGAACATCAGACAGATGCGGATACGATGCCCTCACGCAAGGGTGATCGGTACTGCAGTCATACACGATTATGAGCTTCTCTTTAAAGGAAGCCGTACGGGAGCTTATCTTACCATTGAGCCGAAGGAAGGCAGCGAGGTTCCCGTGGCGGTATGGGAAGTCACGGAGTCGGATGAGGCGGCACTTGACCGCTACGAAGGATATCCGGTGTTTTATTACAAAAAAGAAATGGAACTCGATATCAGGGGCATCCGCACGGGGAAGATACGCAGAAGGAAGTGCTTTGTGTACATCATGCATGAAGAACGGAAGATCGGAGTACCTTCCCTTTCGTATGTCAGCACATGCCTTCAGGGGTACATCAGCTTTGGGTTTGACGAGTATTACCTTTCCGAGGCACAGATAAAAGCAGTGGAGGTGGCAGGACATGAAGTGTGAAACACTGCACATACGGATATGCCCCCGCTGCGGGGCTTCCTACGTAAGGACACCCGCCCTTTCAAGGGCAGACGGCAGAACGCTTATCTGCCCGGACTGTGGGACACGTGAGGCGCTTGAGAGCATTGGTGTCGGGGCAGAGGAACAGGAACAGATCCTTGAAGCCATCCACAGGTCGCAGCGGTAAAATCCACAATTTCTTCCAAAAATCTTTGTGTACATTATGATGCTTAAATGACTGGATATATGTACGGTTCAGAGCGAATATGTACCTACCGAAAGGGAAAACAAAGAAATAAGCGGAGGTACAAGACCATGAAGAAAATTGAGATTTTTGAAAAAGCCATGAACGAGGGAGGAAGCCTTAAGGATTACGAAATCAACAGTACATTATTTGCAGCATACAGAGACTGCCAGAAAACAGGAAACGATAACATTGATTTCAACGGAGTCATCTGGGATTACGACATTCCGGAGATTGTAAAGGCTTTAAAGGAAAACGGCATCAGCGAATTTACGATAAGCAGTACATTTTCAAGCCTGATCGAAACCCTTGCAGCATTTGAAAAGGAAGGCATCAGGATGGCAGGGCTTACCGAGGTGAATGCAACATACTCGGATTGGAAAACAGGAAAGAAAGCAAGAATTCCGGCAATCAGAATGACACTTTAAGAATAAACACACAAATCGGAAGGCCTCTTCGGAGGTCTTTTTATTATGCCATTTACGGGGAGGTGAGGACAGTGGCGCAGAGAGGAAGAAAACCAAAGCCTACGGCAGTAAAGGTGCTTGAGGGCAATCCGGGCAAGAGAAGCCTTAATACGGGCGAACCAAAGCCCGAGAAAAAGGCCCCGCGCTGTCCGGCATGGCTTGAGGATGAGGCAAAGAAGGAATGGAAGCGGATGGCAAAACAGCTGGAGCATCTGGGGATCCTTACGGAAATCGATATGGCAGCATTCGCAGGATACTGTCAGGCATATGCGAGATGGAAAGAGGCGGAGGAGTTCATTACACAGCACGGGACCATCGTAAAGACCCCGAGCGGATACTGGCAGCAGGTACCGCAGGTGTCCATTGCCCAGACCTATCTGAAGATCATGAATAAGTTCTGTGAGCAGTTCGGACTGACACCGTCCGCAAGAAGCCGTATCTCCACGGACAGCGGTGAGGATAAGCAGAACGATGAAATGGAGCTTCTGCTTGTGAAAGGCGGTGCAAAATAATGTTTGACAAGGCAAAAGCAGACCATGCGGTCAATTTTATAAACTGCTTGAAACACACCAAAGGAAGGTGGCGGGGAGTTCCGTTTGAACTTCTCCCGTGGCAGGACGAGATCATCCGTACCCTTTATGGGACGGTAAAGGAAAACGGATACAGGCAGTACAATACCTGTTACTGTGAGATACCAAAGAAAAACGGAAAATCGGAGCTGGCGGCTGCCATTGCACTGTATATGACATGCGGTGACGGTGAATGGGGAGCTGAGGTTTACGGCTGTGCTTCTGACAGGCAGCAGGCTTCCATCGTATTTGATGTTGCAGTGGATATGGTGGATCAGTGTCCGGCACTGAAGAAAAGGATCAAGCCCGTCATGTCCGTAAAAAGGCTTGTATATAAACCGACCAACAGCTTCTACCAGGTGTTGTCGGCAGAGGCATACACAAAGCATGGACTGAACGTCCATGCGGTCATCTTTGATGAGCTGCACGCACAGCCGAACAGGGAACTGTTCGATGTCATGACCAAGGGTTCCGGTGATGCCAGAACACAGCCGTTGTTCTTCCTGATCACGACAGCCGGGACAGACCGGAATTCCGTGTGCTTTGAACAGCACCAGAAGGCTCTGGACATCATAGAGGGAAGAAAGATAGACCCGACATTTTATCCTGTGATCTACGGGGCATCCGATGAGGATGACTGGTCGAGTGAGGATGTGTGGTATAAGGCAAATCCGTCACTCGGATACACCATTGACATTGAGAAAGTGCAGAATGCCTATATCAGTGCAAAAGAGAATGCAGCAGAGGAGAACGTATTCCGGCAGCTCCGTCTGAACCAGTGGGTGAAACAGAGCACCAGGTGGATGCAGATGGATAAGTGGGATGCCTGTTCCTTTGCCGTGAATGAGGAGGAGCTTCTCGGAAGGGAATGCTATGGCGGACTCGACCTTTCAAGTTCCACGGATATCACGGCATTCGTGCTTGTGTTCCCGCCAAGGAATGATACGGAGAAATATGTGATCCTTCCGTATTTCTGGATACCGGAGGATAACATGAGGCTGCGTGTCCGAAGGGATCATGTCCCGTATGATGTCTGGGCAGCAGAAGGGTGCTTAAAGACCACGGAAGGAAATGTCATCCATTATGGATTTATCGAGCAGTTCATTGATGAACTTGGCACGAAATTTCATATCAAGGAGATCGCATTTGACCGATGGGGAGCTGTGCAGATGGTGCAGAACCTTGAAGGTATGGGATTTACCGTTGTCCCGTTCGGACAGGGTTATAAAGATATGAGTCCACCGACAAAAGAACTGATGAAACTGACATTGGAGGAGCGGATCGCACATGGCGGACATAAGGTGCTGCGTTGGATGATGGATAACGTGTTTGTCCGTCAGGACCCGGCAGGAAATATCAAAATGGATAAGGAAAAATCCACGGAGAAGATTGACGGGGCCGTTGCAACCGTTATGGCACTTGACCGTGCAATCAGAAATGAAGGCAGTGACGGAAGCGTGTATGATGACAGGGGTATTCTTGTATTCTGATGCAGCCGTGTATGATTCTGTAAAATCATAATCCGGCTGCATGTTTCTGTGTTAAGATATAGGAAAAGCACAGGGAGGCATTTCGTATGCAGGAAGAATTTTTTATGAACAGTATGGAAAAAGACCCCAAACTTAGCGGTGAGCACGGGGCGCAGACAAGGAAGTCCCTTGCACTGAAAGCAGAGGAGATCCTCGGACTGGATCTGGAAACAGTGGTAGCGGATGATGACCTTATGTATGATTCGCTGATGAAACTGAAACCGATTGAGAACCCAAAGAAAAATCCAATGCAGAATGCACTGAGAAAATATTATTACTACAGGAATGGGAAAGAGTTCCCACGACTGAACAATTATCAGAGATGATCAGGAACGGCACTTCTTCGGAGGTGCTTTTTTTGTACCCATTTTTAGGAGGTGTCACATGGGAATTAAGAGTTTATTCGGATTCGGACAGGCAAGGGATAAGCCTGTGGATAAGGCAGCAGATGCAGGATATTCGTTCCTGTTTGGAAGGACAACGAGCGGAAGGCCTGTCAATGAAAGAACTGCAATGCAGACCACGGCAGTGTATGCCTGTGTGAGGATACTAGCAGAAGCAGTCGCATCCTTACCTCTTCATGTATATGAGTACCAGGATGACGGAGGCAAGAAGCTGGTGCATGACCATCCGCTATATTATCTGCTCCATGATGAGCCGAACCCAGAGATGACTTCATTTGTGTTCAGGGAAACACTGATGAGCCATCTGTTAATATGGGGAAATGCTTATGCCCAGATCATAAGGGACGGGGCGGGAAGGGTGCTTGGACTGTATCCGCTCCTTCCGGACAAGATGGAGGTGCAGAGGGATGACAAAAGAAACATCTATTATGTGTATTCCAGAAACAGTGATGAGAACCCTACGTTCAAGGAATATGGAAATATCAAACTGAAAGCAGAGGATGTGCTTCATATTCCCGGACTTGGGTTTGACGGACTGATCGGATATTCCCCGATTGCGATGGCAAAGAACGCTGTCGGCATGACGCTTGCCTGTGAGGAATACGGGGCGAGTTTCTTTGCAAACGGGGCAAATCCGGGCGGAGTCCTGGAACATCCTGGAGTCCTAAAAGACCCGTCAAAGGTGAGGGAGTCCTGGAACTCCGTGTATCGTGGCGTGAGTAACGCACACAAGATAGCAGTGCTTGAGGAAGGCATGAAGTATCAGCAGATTGGGATACCACCGGAAGAGGCACAGTTCCTTGAAACAAGGAAATTCCAGATCAATGAGATCGCAAGACTGTACAGGATACCGCCACATATGGTCGGTGATCTTGATAAGTCGAGCTTTTCCAATATCGAGCAGCAGTCCTTGGAGTTCGTTAAATACACACTTGATCCGTGGGTGATCAGATGGGAGCAGTCCTTACAGAGATCGCTCCTTCTGCCTGGTGAAAAAGGAAAGTATTTTATCAAGCTGAATGTGGACGGTCTGCTCCGTGGGGATTACCAGTCGAGGATGAACGGCTATGCAGTCGGAAGGCAGAACGGATGGTTTTCTGCCAATGACATCCGTGAGATGGAAAACATGAATCCGATCCCGGATGAGGAAGGGGGAAACCTGTATCTGATAAACGGTGCAATGACCAAACTTGCGGATGCGGGAGCTTTTGTAAAGACGGATACGGGCCAGCAGAGTGCTCCGGCACAGGAAAACAGCGGAAAGAGAGGTAAACGATGAAGCGGAAGTTTTGGAACTGGATAAAGAATGAAGATGAGAGCGTACCTGACATGGAAAGGACGCTCTTTTTAAATGGCATGATCTCAGATGAAACATGGTACGGGGATGAAGTGACACCGCAGCTGTTCAAGGATGAACTGAATGCCGGAAACGGAAATATCACGGTGTGGATCAATTCTCCAGGTGGTGATGTGTTCGCGGCAGCACAGATCTATAATATGCTCCGTGACTACAAGGGAAGCGTGACAGTAAAGATAGACGGCATTGCAGCTTCGGCAGCATCCGTGATCGCAATGGCAGGAGACACGGTCTGTGTATCCCCTGTTGCAATGATGATGATCCACAATCCTGCGACCATGGCAATGGGCGAGACAAGGGATATGCAGAAAGCAATCGCCATGTTAAACGAGGTCAAGGAATCAATCTTAAATGCCTATGAATTCAAGACGGGGCTTACCCGTGCAAGGCTCTCCCACATGATGGACGATGAGACCTGGTTCAATGCGAAGAAGGCAGTGGAGCTTGGATTTGCGGATAAGATACTCTTTTCTTCCGGTGAGACGGATGAAGAGAAGAAAAAGCCTGATAAGCCGGAAAAAGAACCGGAGGAGGGCAGTGATGGAGAGGAAGGAAAAGAAAAGGAAGACGAGGATAAGGACAAGAAAAAGAAGTTCCCGTTCCAGCAGGATTCCATGATGTATTCCACCAAGGCGATGAATGAATCGTTCCTTTCCAGGGTATCCCGTGTGGATGCCATGATACCAGTCAGCCAGTTAGAAAAAAGACTGAGTCTTTTAACACATTAAGGAGGATTTTAAGATGAGTAAGATTTTAGAGTTAAGAGAAAAAAGAGCAAAGGCATGGGAAGCAGCAAAGGCATTCCTCGATGCCAAGAGAACACAGGAAGGTTTTGTGTCCGCTGAGGATGCAGCCACCTATGACAAGATGGAAAATGATGTCGTAAATCTCGGAAAGGAAATCGAGAGACTGGAAAGACAGGCTGCCATCGATGCAGAACTTTCCAAGGCAACAAGCACACCAATCACCAACAAGCCGGATGCAAAGACTGGCGGTGACGCAAAGACCGGAAGGGCCACCGATGAGTACAGAAAAGCGTTCTGGAACGGCATGAGAAACAAGGTGCTGTCCTATGAAGTACAGAATGCCCTTACCATCGGCACGGATTCCGAGGGCGGTTATCTTGTACCGGACGAGTACGAGAAGAAACTGGTAGAAGCACTGGAAGAGGAGGTATTCTTCCGTAACCTTGCAACCGTCATCAAGACATCGAGCGGTGACCGTAAGATCCCAATCGTTACATCCAAGGGTGAGGCGGCATGGATCGATGAGGGCGGTCAGTTCCCGGAATCTGATGACAGTTTCGGACAGACAACCATCAGTGCCTTTAAGCTGGCAACCATGATCAAGGTGTCCGATGAACTCTTAAATGACAGTGTATTCAATATTGAGCAGTACATCTCAAGGGAGTTCGGAAGAAGGATCGGTACAAAGGAAGAGGAGGCATTCTTTATCGGTGACGGCAAGGGAAAGCCTACCGGAATCTTCAATGCAACAGGCGGTGCTGAGACGGGCGTGACATCCACCGGAACATCCATTACGTTTGATGATGTCATGGATCTTTACTATTCCCTCCGTGCCCCTTACCGTAACAAGGCGGTATGGCTTTCCAATGATTCGCCCGTAAAGTCACTCAGAAAGCTCAAGGACGGAAC